GGCTCCGGTACTGCTTCAGGCTCGTCCTCGGCGAAGACAATGTCGTCGAGACCCTCGCAGAGGTTCAGCACCTTGATGCCTGCGGAGTCCGCGAGGTCGAGCAGTAGCTCACCCTGATCGCCGCCGTCCTCGCCCCATGCGAGGATCAAGGCCTTCTGGCCATCAGCCTGGCTCAGCAGGTCGATGAGCTTCTTGGGTACATTGGACGCCTCGATGGTCGCTTCGGCGTCCTTCGCGAGGCGCTCAGCCCTCTTCGAGTTTTCCTTGCCGAGCACCGCAGTGAAGGGCAGGTCGGCGTACTCGGTCCACTCCAGCACCGTCTCCACGGCTGGGCTGAGCAGATCCTTCGAGAGGGGGATGTACACGACGATGTCGTGCTCGGGAGCCTCGGGATAACCATCGGCATCTTCTTTGCCGAAACCGAGGTAGTCGTTGAGGAGGGCCTTGACGTTCTCTGGGTCCACCTCGCCGTCGCCTGCGAAGGCTACGGTGATCGCTTGTGACAAGTTCTTGCTCCTAGTTAGTGCTACGGTTTCATGTCAGTCGACTCCTAGTCGACTCCGAGAGGCTACACCTAGTTGGTACTCTGTGGCGAGCCTAGGACTCCTGTTGTCGGGTTTGCCGGTTTCTTCCGGCCAAGGAGCCAGCTCCAGACGGCCTGACCTCGCGTCTCAAGGATGCTGAAGACGCCATACCACACGACGCTGACGCCTGCGGTGACGGCTGCGACGTCCTCGGGATTGTTGATCTTGATCCCGAGCCGGGCAGCGGCAGTGATCACGAGTCCGGCCGCGACAGGAGTGGCCCGGCTGAGCAGCTCGGCAGAGTACGACTTCCAGTCGAAAGATTTCGCCATGTGGTGTTTCCTATGAGGTGGGCAGGACTCCATAAACGGGAGTCGCAACGTTCGTACCCGCTATCGTATATTTGCTCAGCATCAGCGTGACAATGCCATTCTTCTTGGACTTGTCCGCGTAGTAATAGGAGCGCGATAGGCCAGCAGTTCCATTCTGTTCCCACAGATAATCGCTGCCCATGCTGCCGTCGAAGTACAGGCCAGGTGTGTCCCCGTTTTCACACACGACGGCGTCCACCCAGAAGTTCGTCGCGGTGCCGTTCATCTGGTCCTGGTCGGCACCGAAGCCGAAGGTGTGCTGCGATTGGGTCGCCACGAAGGGAACAGAAACCAGGTACCAGGAGTTGTCGACCGACACATTGGCGTCCGTGCCATGGCCAACTATCGTCCCGTCGGGAAACGTGGTGCCAGGAACGCCAGGCGTCACAACCGGCACGACGCGAGGGCATGCGGTACCGAGCTTGATTCGCGCTGAGGCGACGTAGTGCTTACCGGGGATAAGACCGCTCACGGTGTGCTGGGTGCCTTGCCACGGAAGATTGTTCGCGCCATAGTCAGCAGCTCTGGATCCAAGGACGTACGGCGTGGCAGCACTCTGCTGCTCAAACTGCATACCGCCGACGTTCAGGACGTTCCCTGCTCCGGTTCCGGCAGGGTAGTAGACCGACACCCAAGCCCAGTTCGTGTTGGCTGGCGCGGTTGCCGTCACGCTGTACCGTGCCCACGACCCCGTTGGAGTAACGGACTGCTCGGACACGCTGGAGACGACAGCAGCGTCCTGGAGCCACGCGATATGCAGCGTCGGATGTGCCGTCCCTGAGACCGCCTTCAGATAGGACGAGAAGGTGTAAGGATCACCGGCAGTCACTGGAATGAGGGCCGTCAGAGCAGTCTGGAAGCCTTGTACGTCCGAGACAGCCTGCGTGGTGATCTGGATCGAGTGAGATCCCTCGATGTGGTCGGTAGCGATCACCTGATGCACTGTCTCAGCACCATAGGGCAGGTAGTCATCCCCTGAGTCGCCATTCGGGTTCAGGACGAGGTTGGTGGTTGCTGGGGTGACCGGCGTGCGAGGGTTGATTCCTGACGCCAGTGCAACCTTCAGCGACTGACTAGGGATGTAGGCCGTGCTCGTGTCTTGAGACAGCGTGATCGAGGACGACTTCGTACCGAGTTTGGACCACCCACTCACCGACACCGCGAACGAGGGGTTGCTGCAGTAGTTCAGCCGGTCGGGATACAAGGTGACTTGGACCGCTCGCGCGGGCTGGTAGGCCGTTGGTGTTGTAGCGGCGAAGGGGAGCACCTCGAACTGCGCAGCGTCGAGCATCTGCTGCTTGCCTGTGGTGACTCCGGTGAACTTCAGTCCGAGTGCTGCGTAGGCAGCGCGGTTCCAGAGGTTGCCAGACGACACTGAGTAGTCGGTCGGCGCGCTGGCGATCATGTACTGCCGGGTCCATGATGCCGTGGTCGTCGCGCTCGTTGCAGCGGCCACGTAGGTCATGGCCGGGTCGGGTGCACCGGTTGCTGTGGTGGCCGCGAAGTCGTCGAACGACGCAGGTGGGAAAGTCGTGTGACCGAAGGCGGAGCCGACAACGGCCAGGTGACCGGATGCAGAGAGCTTCCATACCTGTGGCTTCGGACGGTCCTTCGCGGTACCCGAGATAAGCAGGTTTCCGGAGGCTGATGTCTTGAGTGTTGTCATTCGACTGCTATTCCGAACTTCGTGGCCGTGCTGCTGACCGTACTTGTCGCGCTCGCGACCTGGACACCATTCACGTATACCGTGAAGACGTTGCCGGTGATGTTGACGTGGATACGATCATTATCGCTTGCTGCGGTCGTGTACGTCGCAAGCACCGTCGGTGTTCCGGTCGAGACGGCCACCAGTTGGGTCCTGGTTGCCTTCACGTAGTTGTTGGTGTCGGTCACGCGCATGACGAGTGCCTGCTTGAGAGTTCCGGTCGAGGAACTCTTCAGGGTTACGTAGACGTCACCGGTCGTTGACCCGAGATCCACAACACTGAACGAGCGGACGGCGACGTTCGAGGGTGCCACACAACCGTCGAGACCGTTGAACGTAGTGAAGGCACCTGTCAGAGTCGACCAGGTCTTTGCGCCTACGGGCGTGGTTCTTCCATTCAGTGCTGACCAGGGGTAGCTGAAGGTGTCGAACACCGTGGTCCCGCTGTTGGCGAAGACACGGGTGATGAGCTTGCCGTTCTTGTCATACCACTCGATGAACGGGATGGTAGCCACTCCGCTGTTTCCAGGCATCGCGGATGCGTAGGCACTGGCCCCATAACGGATGCGCTTGTTGAGGCCCACACACTGCCACTGCGAAGTCGCGGCCGAGCCAGGGCCCGGCGTGCTTCCTACGGTCGTCGTCAATGCTTGGTAGGTGTAGCCCGCGTAGTAAGCGAAGTCTCCGGGGTTGTAGGTCACCGTCGGGTCGTATTGGGTGGTTCCGGAGAAGAGTGGGATGCCATCCAGGATCGGCTGGTAGGCGTCCATCGTCGACTGCCCGGACAGGTATGACACCGACCTCAGCAGTAGGTCGGAGGCTGCTCCGGTGTACGCCAACTGCAGCGCGTTGGCGTAGTTGACTGTCGCGTCGGTAGCCGACTGGACTCCGACACCAATCCTGGTGGCTGTCGCTCCGGCGTCAGTGAGTGTGGTCGCGTTCAGCGCTTCCCACGACCCCTGGTTTCCTGTCGCAGGGTTGAGCATGTACGTGCTCGACACGTTGGAGATGTTCTTCCAGTACGTGTTGTTCGTGGGTGTCGTGGGAGGTGCCTGTGCGCTCCCGTACGCCTTCTGCAGCGCCTCGTAGATGTAGGAGCCGTTGACCACACGGTCTCCGGTGCTGTAGGAGAACTGCAGGTCCCACTCGGGGTAGCTCGGGTTGATGAAGCTCGCCTGGTCCTCGTCGAGCATCATGTTGCGCCCGATGGAAACCGACGCATCCCATCCGGTAGCAGCGGTGATCATATCCCGCAAACCCTGCTCGGTTCCCTTCTCCCGAAGGATGTAGGACCAGTTGCGGACGTACTTGCGCATGTTCGCGATGCTGGTGGCGTACTCGAAAGGAATGCCAAGCTGAGCCGCGAGGTTCTGGAGGTTCTCGACAGACGTTGTTGATGCGTCATTGAGGTGGAGGAGCGAGTTGTAGTACGTCTTGATCTGGTCGAAGCCCCACCCGATGACGTTCAAGAAGCCATAGAGGTCGGTGTTCTCTGAGTTGCTCGTGGCCAGCAGGTCGTCGTTGACGTACTTGTAGTACCGAGGCACCCACGAGTAAAGCCACTGACCGGAACCGTGGTTCTGGATCGCGAGCGCAGACACTGTCCCGGCGCGACCCCAGTTGTTGGAGGTGTCCTCGTAGAACAGTGCGTAGTAGTAGAGCGTGCCAGGAACCAGGTTGTCATCGGTGTAGCCACCACCACCTGTCGTGGTGTTGTCGACGAGCAGCACGCCCTCATCAGGACGCACGGGGTACCCGACAGTGCTACGGAGCAGACGGAAGCCATTCGATTGCTTGGCCGGAGGAGACCAGCTAAGGAGAATCTTGCCGTAGCCCACAGGAACGGCGGTGAATGGTTGAACGTCGTACTCGACCTCGACTACGGTTCCGTAGTGCGCGGTGCCGTAGGAGTCGACTCCGAATACGGCCACAGGTTTATCCTTCGGAGAGGAAGTACGTCGTCAAAGAGAGGTTGTAGAACGGCACAGGAATCGTTGACTGGTTGAAGAGCCAGACGCGCAGCGGTGTTCCAGTGGTGAGTCGGCAGATTCCTGATGCGGATGTTCGTAGAGCACCAGGCCCATTGATAATACCGCCTGGGAAGTGCTGGATGACCTCGAAGGATCCCACGATCTCGTTGTATGAACCCTCTCTAACCGACATCATCTGGATGGACGAGCCTCCTGGAGGGTTTCCCCATCGGCCGGTTGCTTCCACCTGGTAGAAGCCACTACGTTGAATCGTGATGCCGGTCCCGTCGGCCTGAGCGACGCCGAGTGTAAGCGGGGCGGTGTCCCACGCCCCCCAGTTCGCATTCGCCAGGACACCATCCGATGCGGGTATAACGAGGTATGGGTTGTACACGCTGCACGTCAATACGGAGGTGCTTGCCTTGGGTGGGGGCGGTGGCGGTGCGTTCAATATCCCCGTCACCTGAGCGCCGAGTGTTCCCTCCCCCTTCTCGATGGAGTCTAGGCGGGAAGCGATGTCCTGGTAGTACACCGAGCCACTGTTCAGGTTCGCGACCTGAGGGTTGATGCCGAGCACCATTTGAAGAGCCCGCACTTCGTCCTGCAGTGCGTTGATGTCAGCGGCATAGTTGACGTCATAGACGTCCCGCTTAGTTGTGAACTGCTTGATGCTCGCTGGATATACGGCCATTAGAAGACTCCACCGGTTACGTTCATAGTGAGGGTCCCGAATGATGGGATCTCACCGGGTCTGAAGAGGATGTCCGAGTTTCCGGGAGTACCCCCGTGAGGGATCATTACCGGGATCTGGATGTATGCAACTCCAGGCACAGCAGAGACGGCTGCGTAGACGTCGGACAGTGCTAGGCGCATACCAAAGTCCACGTTCTCGGGGTTGAAGAGCGCCTGGAAGGCTTGGGTCACGTTCAGTTGCACCTGCGCCTGACTGAATCGTGGTTGCACAGCGAGGATCACAGGATTTCCGGCGCTACCGAAGTCGACCGGGGTGATGGACACTGGGCCGCTGACGGTCACCGTGGTTCCTGCCATGGCCTTGGGCTGGATAGCAGCCGTCACCTGGTTGATCAGCGTGGAACTCGGTGCTGTGATACCTGCCGCCGCGATGTACACCGTCACGCTGGAGTAGTGGTTGGCGACAGCACTGGCCTTGGCCACCGCACCAACTCCTAGGGCCAATGCGGCGTAGTCGTCTAGTGTCACGGCACGGTTCTGCGTCTGGAAGGCCTGTGGTGCGTTTGAGCGGATCTGGTCGTTGGACTCCGGGTCCGTGCCACCGGTCATGGCTGAGGACTGCGGTGTGCCGTCTGGGTTGGTGGCGATGTAAACGCCAGACAGGTTCTCGGTGACGATGTTGTTGATCGTCTGTGCCGCCACGTTTCCCCGCACCCCTCCACCTACGCGGAACGTTGCGGTGATGGTCAGGCCGTTCGATGGGATGGCTCCGTTGACGCCATCACCGAACTGAACCCACGTTGACCCCTGATCGTCGCTGTAGGTGGTGAAGACGAAGTCGGAGAACTCCGAGTCGATGAGGTGCTGCATGTAGACCCAAGGGAACGTGCTACCTGTCGCGTCCTCGACCTCGACCGATACGCTGCCGTCGATTACGGGGGTGTACGGGATGCGGAATGCCTGGTTCGCGAGCCCGCTCGACGTGCCTATATTGATGTCCGTGTAGGTGATGCCCTCGGTCACGTAGACCGTTGCTTGGCCACCGTTTGCCGGAACGGTGACTGTAGCGTTCGTCTCGTAGATGATGGGCCCGTCGTACTGGCCGATATACGGAGTGGACACCTGGGTCCCAGCAGGGACGACTACCGCAGGCCCAGGATTAGCAGTCTGGAGGACGACCGTTCCTGTTGCCGGGGTGCCGTTCGACGGGGTGTAGCCGAGGAGGTCGGCCAGGTAAAGGAGTGAGAGGCGCTGAGTGGCCGTCGGGAGGAAGGCCTCGGCTGCGATGCGGTCACCGTAGTAGGACAGGATGTCCGCCAGGTAGGCCATCTGCTCGACGAGGAGCACACCAAAGTCACCCTCCGACCGGCTCGTCCATTGAGGGAAGTTGTGCGCCGCGTAATCGAGCAAGGACTGCTTGAATCCAGCAAAGTCCTTTGATGTGTAATCCACACTAGTCGTCATCCGGTGATAACCTCATCCACTGTTCCGCCGACCCGCAGTACGGCGGTATTCACATTTCGCGCGAGCTGACGTGGGGTTGTGGCCCCTTCAGACCGCACGAAGTCAACCTCGACTGCTGCCATCCCGTCCCCCGTCATGTCGGTGAGCAGGTTGACACCGACGAGCAACGCGCCCGGCTCCCAACGAGACAGAGCCTGCTGCACCTCAGACTGGACCTGCACCCTGACGAACTGTGGGTCAGGCTCGAACAGCAGCGTCGCTGTATCGACTCCGTAGTCTCGGAGCATCACTCGCTCACCCGGCTGCGTGCCGACAAGCCCATGCACGTGCTGGGCGATCTGCTTGTCCGGGTCCGTCTCTACAGAGACTGCACCAGAAGCATCCAGGGCGAACGGAAGTGCGATCTCAGTCGGCATCAGTGTCTGGGGCCTTTGGGGTCGTCGCTGCCGCGAGCTGCAGCCGAAGGACGGCCACCTCGTGGGTCAGATCTCGGATCTGCCGCCCGTACGCGTCGTGGAGCACGGTGAGCATGTCATTTACGTCTACCTGCATTATCCCTTGTCCTGCTTCTTTTCGTCTAGCTCTTGGAGCGCCTTCCAGAACAACCCTAGGACGCTGCTGATGTCGAAGACCTCATCATCCACCACTACGT